CGTGCGCCAGCTCGACGCATCGGAGTACCAAGAGCCATCTAATTAATTTATTCAAAGTAATCGTGGTGCAATCAACTCCGACTAGTCGGAATGAAATGTAACAAATGAGAACAGAAGTGTCCGTCTAGTATTACAAAGGACACTTCCTCCCAAATCCCCATAATTTGCTTTTGCTTCAATCATCATCATGGCCACCGTTCTTACTACTCAGCGTATCGCTTTTACGTTTACGTTCAACAACTACACCACCGACGATGTCCAGCGTATCCGTACCCTCGGTACTTCCGATCGCGTTCAGTATCTCATTTTTGGTCACGAAGTTGGTGACGAAGGCACTCCTCACCTCCAAGGATTCATCCAGCTTAAGAAATCCACTCGAGGCTCTGTTGTTCAGCGTCTTCTTTCGGCTCGTGTTCGCATCCATATCGAAGTCTTAGGTTCTACCGCTCTTGCTGCTTCCACTTACTGTAAGAAAGATGGAGCATTCGAAGAATTTGGAGATCGTTTGGACTCTGCAGGCCAAGGAAAACGAACCGATTGGACCGACTACATCGAGTGGGTCCAAGGTCTCGGACGCATCCCTTCTCAACGCGAACTCATCTTGTTCAACCCCGCTTTGTACGCACGATACAAGCGCGCTTGTTTTGACATCGCCGCAGCCAACCTCCCGCCTCCCAGCCTTGTTGGAGACGAAGCCCCTCGAGATGGATGGCAGCGAGACTTGGCCAACATGGTTGGAGCCGAGATCTACCACCCCCGTCTCATCGAGTTCCTTGTGGACGAAGTAGGCAATTCCGGTAAGAGTTGGTTCACTCGTTGGGCTTTATCTACGTATCCTGATCGTGTTCAGGTTCTTAAGATTGGAAAACGTGATGATTTAGCTTATGCCATCGACCCTTCTAAGTCTATATTCCTGTTTGATGTTCCTCGCACTCAGATGACGTTTCTGCAATACTCCGTTCTGGAGATGTTGAAGGACCAGCTGATCTTCAGCAACAAGTACGAGAGTGGTTTGAAAGTATTGACGACGACACCTTTGGTGGTGGTCTTCTCGAATGAAGCCCCCGACCGTGATCAGATGTCTATGGATCGTCCACACGTTACACATATTAGGCAACTTTAAACTATTAACAATTATGTTCTAAGGCCAGCGAAGCGCCGAAGGCGCGGAGCACTGTCTGTCTATTTAAGCTTTCACTAAGGGCGAAGCCCGCTAAGTCTCCGGGGCTCACACCCGAGGCACGAGGCCGAGCGCCCCCGGCGCCGTCGCCTCGGCCCGAGCCTCAACACACGCACGGATCCAAGGACAACATTTTTAAACTGGCTAACCACGCCGCAGGCGTGTTAGCGTGCGGTCGTTTACGACCGCCACGGCCTCCCTCTGTCGTTCGCGCTTATGCCTTAGGTTCGCGATAGTAGCCAATGCATCTTAACTGTACAGTTGCTGCGTTAGCCACGCTCTCTGTCCCTGATGGTTTCATGAGTTCATCGAACCAATACATCATCCAAACTGGTGTTTCAGGGTCCAATGTACTATTGTCGTCGTCAAATGCCACCGGCCTTTTGAATGGCAAATAGAACTCTTTATACCTGTAATTAGTATTAGCATATGATCCATCTGCGTATGACGTTTCTGGATCAGTATTAGCATTACTAGGTAAAAACCACCGTTTATGTCTTAGTACGAAGTACTTGTCTGTATTGATGGCTGCAAAGTTCATTGTTGTTGAAGACAATCCAGGACCAAAGCCTACGTCACGTGATATAGTATGATCGCGGAAGAAATCTAAGGATTGGGTTTGTTCATCTAACCCTCTCCCTCGTGGTGACACGATTGCCCAGTTCATCCAAAGCGGTTCTCGTAATTCGTTTCGCATACTGAGTTGAAACTTCCATCCACGCATGTTGATGACGTTTCGAAGTCTTGCGTTACCCGCGATACCTGTAGTAGAGCTGATAGATGTAACCATAGGCGGTTTGTTAATCGCCGCATAGTACAATATACGCGTAGGTATAGCTACTGGGTCAACGTTCTCGCCTCTAAATGTTTTACAAACACTTAAGTTTTTAATACTTGAACTCATACCGGCCAGCGTGTCTCGTTTCCAACGTGCCGCCCCTTTTTTGAATCGCCTGCGCATACCGACCCGTTTGCCGCGCCTTTTGACATACTTCCGACTCCGTGCCGTCCGTGCGCCAGCTCGACGCATCGGAGTACCAAGAGCCATCTAATTAATTTATTCAAAGTAATCGTGGTGCAATCAACTCCGACTAGTCGGAATGAAATGTAACAAATGAGAACAGAAGTGTC